ACAAGAACTTCTTGACGACGCTCAACTTCGACCATCTCTTCAGCAAGTTCTTTATTTTCAAGAAGTCCAGCCTTCTGGAGCATATCAATACGCTTTGACTCAATGTCCATAACTAGTTTAATAGCAGCAGTCTTTGCACTAAGATTATTAGTCATAGATGCCTCATCAATAACTTCGTAAGATTTTCCAATTAGTCTTGCATAGTGTGCATCCATTGCAGCCAACGCTTCTTTAGCACGAGCACGAATAGCATCATTAGCAGATGCCATAACTTTCCACTCATTGATTAAAGAAACAACACGAGTTCGTGGAATGTCTAATTCTTTTGAAATAACAGTGGGGTCGTTGCCTTTTAGGTATTCACTAACAACAACATTTACTTGATCAAGATGTTTAATCAAATCATCTTCAGTTGACATATTTACCCTCTAATCTATTAATTTCATCTTTGATATAGAAGATTGCTTTCTCTAAATCTTGAATAGTCTTTGACTCATCTTTAAGCCCTGCTCTCCAAAGATATTTAAAGGCATTGCCTATATTAAAGTTACGATGACGAGTAATCTGAATACACTCAACTCCAGATGGGTCTGTTGTATAGTGTGCTGGATGGTTGACTTGATCAACAGTTATGTTTAGGTTTTCACTCATACGATTCTTCCTCATCGTCTTCCCAGTCAAACGCTTCTGGCATACCCTTAAGGGTTGTCAGGACATAAGTTATTCCTACTGCTCCAGCAATACCCAAACCAATAATAACTTTTTGTACTTTATTCATCGTCTTGATTTCCTTAATCCGAATTTTGCAAGGTACACATATATTGTCTCTACGCTTGCACCACACTCTTTAGCAATATCCTCTGGACTTTTCTTGTCCATTAGGTACCGTTTGCGTAGCCAAACTTCGCTTGTATATAGTTTACCAGCCATGATGTTATTTGTCAACCCCTATAGCCTTTGTCCAATTGTTTATTGCCCAATGCCCAATGCCACAAGCATCTGCTACATCATTATCGTCAATTGTTTTATCATAGGTAGTATTAATAAACTTAATAGTTCTTTCTTTACGAAGCATTCTTTCATAGGACTTATACCAAGACTCTGACTTCCCTGGATTTTGTGAACGAATAAATAGTTGCTCATCTTTAGAGATCTTCTTGTTATTAATATAGTTTTGCCATGTAATCGGAGATACCTTGCCAAAGGTTCTGATCCCACTAATTGCAGCGGAACCTAGAAGTGCTCCCTGAACTAAAGCAAGATCAGCAGCAGTCTTTGGGCTATTCATAAATACAGTATGCTCAATAACAATAGCATCAACATTGATATATTTTTCAAAGTAGAGTCGTGTCTTTGCAGCAGCGTCTCCAACTTTATCATATATATCTTTTCCTTCAAAATAAATCTTGCCACACTCTTTTAAGAATCCAGCATGGAAAGTGGCATAGGCAAGACTATTTGTGCTAGCATCTATTGCACAAATTTTTTCTGGTTGGGTTTCTAGACCCCATTTATTCTTGCTCATACTCAATAAAACCTTTCAACTCTTTAATCATTTTATTAACTTCTTTTTCACTTATATTACAATTTGAACAAAATCCAGAATCATTATATATAGAAAGCATAACTCCACATCCACCAAGACACTTTCTATCTTTTCCTATTCTTTTTTGTCTACGTGTAACTTGATATCTTTCAGCAATTTTTTCTCTAGTAGCCTCATCTCTACAAGTATTGCTGCAGTATATCTGATAACTTACTTTAGGATTAAAGTATGTATCACATTTGTTACAAAGTTTCAACTAACTTCTCCATTGATTTAATCTTAACTACTCCTTCTCCTGCATCTAAACAAGCCTTTTGGATAGGGCATGTCTTACAGATTTTAGAATTAGATCGGTAGTTTTTAGTAGGAAGAGTTCTATCTTCCCAAGCCTTACGAACCTCACGCATCCATTGAAATGCGTTATCAATCCATTCACGATAATTATCATCTACCTCTACTGGCAGTACAAGAAGTTCGTGGTTGTTCTTGTTTTCATAAATAAGAACACCTTTCTTCTTGCCAAGAATCTTCATGTAGATAAGCAACTGAATCAAGTGACCAGTCTTTGGCTTCATTGAATTTTTACGATACTCAAAACCTTCATTGAGCATAGTCTTAATTTCTCCAACAATTTCTTCGCCTTCCCAGTCAAGCATCACGTCACCATATCCAAAGATAGGTGGATCATCATGGCGAATCTTAAACTCAGTTGTCTCCTCATTATTATCATCACGATAAATCTTAACAATGCCAGCATTCATCATAGCGTTCTGGATTCTTGCATGAGATAACGTTCCAGCAGTCATGTTTGCTGCGCCATAAGCATCTGCATTATCTTCAAACATTTGACCATCAAATGCTAAGTACCAATATCTTGGACACTCTCCATGTGAGTATGCAATTGTAGATGGGGCAAAAGTTTTCTTTTGTGTTTGCTTTGGGCCACGATTAATAATGTAACCGTGCTTAATTTTTTCAATTAAAGCGTCACTATCAAGAACATTATTTTTCTTTATAGCAGGCTTAAGCATCACCGAGTGTAGTAAATTCTTAGTCATATTCATCCTTTGTTTATATAAGTATACCAGGTTAGCGCATTATGTATTTTAATGCTGAGACCAAGTTGTTTACTGCTTCTGCTGCTGTATAGTAAATATTTTTCTTTGCACGATTATTCTTATCAACATTTGCCATCCAAGTAGCCTTTAACGCTAGTTTTCCTGCAATTGCCTGAAGTCTTACAATCTCAATTGCTGCAACTGGCATAGGTATATCTGGCTTAATGATTAACTTAGCAATCATTGATAAAGCCATTGTGAGTTCTTCATCTTCCATAAACTCAGCAATCTCTGCCAAACCATTAACCATCTCCAGGGTTGTTTGTCCTGTACCTTCTGTCATTTTACTCTCCTTCTATTAACTGTTCTAACATGTCTAATTCAATTATAGCAAGTCTAACCTTCTGGGTACCCTCGCCCAGTACGATGATGAGGGCAGGATCCATACTCTTCTTAAGAGCATCTGTTACAGCCTTAGCCCAAACATCTTGGTTAAGAGTAAAAGACTTTGAACATTCTTTAAAGTCAACTACAAAGTTATGCCAAGAGGCATCACCTTTTGTATTATTTCTGCCAGAGTTCTTGTGCTGCTTTGCACCTATTCTTTTGGACTCAGAGCGCTCACTCATTTATAAAGTCTGCCTTTTTCTTTTTTTCTGGTTTTAGATTTACCTTAGACACATGCTTCTTTGTACACATCCATGTAGCATCTCCTGAGTCAATCCAAAGTCTCAAAGAAGTAACTTCTTCATGACATTTTTTGCAAGGAAACTTACCTTCAAATACTTTAAAGTCTTTATCAGCCATTTGAAAGTTTCTTCTTTAAAGACTCTTGCAAATCAATATCTTCTTTTACACGGTTAATGAAGCCATCTCTACCCTGAACCTTTGTTCCGTCATCAAGTTGATACCATGCACCAGTTCTATTAACAAGTCCTGCTGCTTCTGCGGTATCTACAAGATCTCCAATAGAGTCAATGCCGATTTCGTCTCCTCTAAAATAAAAGTCATACTCGCCTGACTGAAAACCTGGAGAAGTTTTAGAGAACTGCAGTTCCCAACGAATCTTTCTTCCAATTTTTTCTTCAATCAACTTATCGCCAATCTTAATCTTGCCTTTGATGGCTTGATTATCCGACTCTGATGAGAACAGTTTAATAACTGTTGACGAATAAAATTTTGTAGCCTGCCCACCTGTTGGTTGCTGGCTTGTATACATTGCGTTAATGTTGTTTCTTGACTGAGAAATAAGAACAAATAGAGTAGGATTAACTTTATTGTTAGCATAGTTAATCATCTTCCAGGCATTTGAGAAGTCACGAGACTCCGCACCAATCTGCTTAGTATTTTCTAGTTGTTTAAGTTCATCTGAATCTTTTTCAAAGTAAATTGCTGGAAGCAATGATGTAATTGAGTCAACGACAACAATATCTACACCAGCATTAATAAGGTTTGTTCCTACATCAACCATTTCATTAATTGTGCGAGCCTGTGAATAAATCAACTTAGATGAGTCAACACCTAAACGCTCTGCCCACTTTGGATCGTAAGACATTTCTGCATCAATCCATGCACAAACCTTGCCTTCTTTCTGTGCTAGGCCTATCATCTGAAGGCATAGAGAGGACTTTGCAGAGGACTTTGAACCCCAAATGAGTACTTGTCTGCCATAAGGTAATCCTCCTGCTAAGGCACGGTTTAAACCAAAACTAGGTGTGGCTGCATACTCTGTTGGAGGAACTGAATCTCCAGTCATAATAGTCTTACGCAACTTAGGGTTAAGTTGTGCTAGTACTTCTTCCATTGTTACTGACATTAAAATCGTACCCCGTGTTTTTCTGGTCTAGTTTTATTAAAGTCGACCTTTTCTTTGAGTGCTTGATCAAGTGATAATCTAGTATAGCCTGCTTCAACCATTCCTGCATATAGATCAAGTGTCCTAATAATAATATCTGCAAACTCTTTAGTGATCTCTTCTTCGCCTTTATCTTTACGTACTGCTTCCATTACCTCAGTAACTTCTGACACAATCATCATACATTGTTTAGCAATAAATATATCATTTATAGCGTCGTGATCTTCTGGGCTTCCCCAAAAACCTTTTTCAACTGCATTCTTGTGTAGTTCTATTGCCATATCGTCAAGCATTTATATCCTCCAGTGTTATTGTTCCATCTTTTGTTTTACCAAAACTAAATTTATATGATTTGCCTTCTTCAATATGCATATATGCTTTTGAGAATGCTGTAGGAAATACAGTGATAGGGTGCAAGTCTCTGCTTGTGTCTGCAAGTGTAAGGGTTGCCATC